CCGAAACTCTAGATATGGTGCATGTTCACAATTAGTAAATACTTGAGCTTCTGCTCCATTCTGCGTTATTTGTGACTTTGTCTTTATAGAATTGCGAAGTTGTCCTGTGTTTACTGGTGCTAGCATTTTAGCATTTTTTTGTATTCTTTTAGCTCCGTCTTTCTAGCCCTTTTCGTGAAGCTTCTTTAATATCTCCACCTAGTCCGCGATAAAGTAGCTAATAATTCATCTAAACCCTCTACACTAGACATTTTCATCACTTCCATTCACAAGTAATATAGTATGACTATCTCCTGTTATCTTACTTTTAATTGTATAATCGTTTCCATTATAAACAACTATATCACCAATTTTTGCTACTGTTTTATCGCAAGTAACAATTGCATTAGCTTCTATTTCTAATCCATATACTTTCTGAATATATTCCCTCGTAGTAAATTGAAAATTGCCCTTAAACTCCTCTATCTTATCTAACTTGCCATTTCCAATTACTGCTCCTTCATCGTCTTTTATTGTTCCAGATGACCATATTTCAATATCCTTATCATAGAAAGTGTCAGCTATAACTTCTTTAAATTTATTTGGTATTTTCATATTCTCCACTCCATATATGCATAATTTGCTATTTCTGCCATATTTGCAGTAATTACTTTATCAATATTAACATCGTCTTTGGTTACATTTTCTACTGTTTTAAAATTAACAGATTGACCATTATCTGACGCACTTGTTACTTGTAATTTTTCATTATTAGAATTATCTTTATCTTTGTAATATAGATAGCTTTTCCTTGCAAATTCAATACACATATAGTTTAATTCTTGTGGAAAGTCTTTTCTTTTACAAATAGACTTTACTTTATCACAAAATATATCTATATAACCTTGTATTTTACTATCAAAAACATTATCTTTATCTTCTAATTCTAATAATTCTTTTACTTTTTTTAAAATTGTCTTTTCTTCCATTTTTGCCTCCTAAAAAGGATAAGGAACTAATCCTTACCCCTTAGAGATTATTCTTGCAATATAGATTTGTTTGTCATCTATATATTTTCTATTGGCTCCTGTTCCAGCATCATGTACTAATTCCCAGTTTGCTCCATTTGCTAACTCTTCATTTGTTGGAGAAAGTTTTGCTTGATTTTTTTTGGTGTAAGAAATTCCATAAGGTGCAAATACTTTTCTTTGTCTAGCATATAAAGTATCTTGTCCACCATTTGTTTTTGGATCTCTATCCATTTCAAATGGAACTTTTGCTCCTATGTTTTCATAATCAATGGCTCCATCTCCTAAAAGATATGTAGTATATTTAGTATGTGCTTCTATTCCTTCGCCAGCTTCAACTTCTTCTGTAGGCATATTGTCATCTATTAAAACAACTCTTCCATTCCAAGATGCTAAAGTTAAATCTCTTTGAACTCCATTTGCATCTGTATATTTTAAGTAAGCTAATAGTTGTAAATTTTCTAAATTAGTTGCAACAGTAGAGTGCATAATTGCCATAGTGAATTTTGCTTTTTTATCTCCTGAAGCTTTTTGAATTGCTGAATTTAAAGTTGTTGCACCAGCTTTTGCTTTTTCTCCTTCTTCTTCTGTGATATCAAAAGTATGATTATTTACAAATTCTAAGTTTTTTGCTCCTGTCATTGCAAATATACCTTTTAATACTGCTAGTAATGTGTCTTGGTCTACATCTTCAAAATATTCAGACACTTGTGCTGCAACATTGTCCATAAAGTCTACTCCGCCAGTAATATCTGTTGAAAAGTCTTTTTCAACCCAAGAACCCATTCTACCAACAACCACAACTCCTCTTTCATAAGTTGTAGAACCTTGTGGGTCCATATCTGTTTCTCCATCATAATTTTGTACTTTTCCTCCTATTCTTCCATACATAGGTAATACTGCATATGCTGTTCCTGTTTGAGAACTAAAAGCATCTCTAATTTCTTTGTTTCCTTTTAAAACTCCTGACTTAATTAATTCATTTTTTCTTGTTTTTGGTATTCTCTCCACATATTTTCCAAAAGCTTGTGGATTAAAGCTTTTTGCATCAAATTTTGCCATTTTACATCTTTCCTTTCTTTTTTACATTAAAAAAAGAGCCTTTAAGCTCTAAATTTTTGCATCTGGATTTTTTTCTAAATAATCACACATCTCTGAATATGACATTGTATCTAATTTGTGGTCATCTTCATCTATTTTTTGTCGACCATTTTCTCCAACACCTGTAATTACAGTTTCTTCTTTGTTAAATAAATAGTCTTTTCTTTCTTTTAAATTATTAATTTGTTCATCTAGTCCAATAAAGTTTTCTCCATCTAGACTAATTTTAGACATATCTAGATTTGCTTTGATGTCTATAACATCTTTCGCATTAATTTCTTTTGACATTAGCTTAACTGCTAATTTACTGTCAAAGTTGTTCTGCTTTACTTTGTTGTCTGCTTCTTCTTGTATTTCTTTTACTTTTGCATCATAATCTTCTTGAGTAATAGAACCTTTTTTATAGTTTTCATACTCTGTTTGAATATTTGCTTGTGTCATTTTTAATGTTTCAATTTCTGCATTTGCATTTTTCAATTTTTCATTTACTTCATTAAAAACACTTGCAGGTTTAAAATATTTGGGTAATTCTTTAGAAATTTTATTTTCTAAATCTTCTACATTTTCTATTCCTGCATTTTTTAATAATTCTTTTAACCATTCCATAGTTAATTCCTTTCTAGCTTTTTTATGCTGGTGCTACCAGAACGAAAGTTATTCTTTATTTATCCTCACGAATAAATGAGTAATAAAAATAGACAGTTTAAAGCCATGTCTAGGGCATATATTAGTTATAAAATCATTATCCATTTTCCATATTCTTTTGCTACTTGATATTCTATTTTGCAACCTCTTGCATTTTCCCAACCTCGCATAAATACAATACCATCTACTTTTCCTATTACCTCTATTGATTTTGCCAAATAATAAATTGCTGCATTACATTCCTTTGGTGGTTCTTTTGTAAATATTGTGTCTACTACTTCATATCCTTCTTCTTGCAATCTTTTTGCTAATTCTTCTCTTTCCTCTCTAATTTGTTCTTCTGTTCTACCATTCATTGGTTGGCTTATCATTATTTTCATTCATTCCCATCTCCTTTCGAGCATAATAAAAAGCCGTATTTCTACGACTTTAATTTATAAATATAAAATTTTAATAACTAATTTATTCATATATTCCAACCTTTTTTAGTCTTCCATTTTCTTTGTTAAAAAATAACCAAGTTAGAAACCAAGAATATCCTTCTACATTTTTTGTTCCTTCTTTTAAAGTTATAATATTAAAATTCTGCAAATCATCATTATTGCAATCTTCACTATTAATGGAAAATTCGATTTCATTTTTCTGTAATATTTCTTGTATAGTTTCAAAATCATTCATTATTTTCTCCTAATCATCATAATCTGGATGTTTATCCCAGAAACTTGTATCATATTCTTTTTTAGTTTTTATACATTTTTCTATTTCACTTATTAATTCTTTTTTCGTTCCGTCAAATTGTGCTAATGGAAATCCCTCTGGAAATATAGTTTCATATTCATCTAACTTTCGTTCTACTTCTTTATCTAAAACATCATAATACATTACAACAGCCTCCTAATAAGATTATCAAATTCTCTAAAAGTATTTGGTAGATACCTTTGAAACAATTCTAGTTGTTTTATATCATTATTTCCTGCCATTGTAAACATTTGAGCAAAAACTTCTTTTTCTAATTTTCCTACTTTCTTCCAATATTTATTTTCATGTTTATATCTACCTACGATTTTATTATTTGTCATTCCACCTATTATATCACTTAACTCTCTACACTTATTATTGTTATTTATTAATTCCTTGTATATATTGGGATTATTTAATACTCTTTTTTTATCTATTTGTATCGCTTTACTAAATGAATCATTTAAAGATAACCATTTATTATTATAATCTACACTATGTCCTATTTCATGTATCAAAGTACGTTTATCATAATTTTCTTTTAATACTATATTTCCATTTCTGTGATATGCTTTATTTCCACCTAGCTTTATTGATTTTATATCTGTATTTAAAGCAATATTTTTTATATTATCATTTTTAAACGCTTGATTAATAATATAAGCCTTTTGTTTGCTAATATCTTTGTATTGTACTTTCTTGTTCTTATTAAATAAATAATCTATTATTCCCTCTTCTTTATCAACATATTTATTATACCATTCCTTATATGTCATATCTTGAGGTACTAATATACTATTACCATTTTCATCTCTTGCTCGTCTTTGTAATCCACCTGCTACAGCATCATCAATTTCTGCTACTGTTGTACATCTGTCGTTCGGATGTATAGGTGGATAATTCTTACCGAGCTTTTCTGTCTTTTACATTGAATATTCTATTATCTAATTCAGCACAATGCTTACAAGTAACTTTATCTAATGTTGCAATAAATCTATACTTTTCTATATCTAATTCTTCATATGCTAACATTTCTGCTTCATTAGCAAAATGATTTACTTCTGTTCTCACTAATGTAGTTGCATTATATAATCCTACATTCATATATTTTGATAATTCACTTGCTATTTTATTTATTGACTTACCACTCATTGTATCAGCTGTTAATTGCGTTTCTAAATAATTACCTAGTTTTTCGCTATTATTCCATATTCTTTTTGAAAAGTATTCAACATTAAATTTATTGTTCTATTGTCTATTTGTGCAAAACTAAATCCTAATCCAGTGCCTTTTTGAATATCATATATATTATGATAATATCCCTCTTTTATTGTGTCTACATACCTTATTTCTGTTATTTGTTGCTCTATATTAGCTAATTTCTTTAGTTCTACATCTATATTGTTTTGTAATGCTTGATAACGACTAATCCTATAAGAATACGCTGGAACATTGTATTTAGTAAGCAATTTCTTCTTTATTTTTTCATCTGTTATATTATTGTTTATCACTTCCAATAAGTTCTTATAATATTGCTCACTTTCTTTTTTATTTAGTAATTGTGTTAGTGTCTTTTTATCTAATTCACTATCTTTGGCATAATTGTTAAATATTCTTGTAATTTCTTTATTTATATTTTTTGTTGCTTGCTCGTAAGCTTGTATTAATGAATTTATCGTGTTTTCAGTTCCTTTTTCTAATCTTTTCATCAATTCAGTCGAACGCTTTTCCCAGTAATTTATTGGTTTTCTTGCCATAAAAATAACACCTCCTATTCGGTGTCATTTTCATTGTGAGATTCAAATCCACCACTACTATTAAATATTTGACTTTGCATTTTCATGTTTTCTTCTTTTTCATCCTTTAGTCTTTGTAATTCTTGTTCTACATCATCAATATAAGGATGATTTTCTAATTTTGTTCTTATACTTATAGTTGTATCATTATTTAACGTTTGTATTTGCTCTGTAGTATTAAATATTCTTGATTTATTAAATGTGAATTTAAAATCAAATACATTTAAATCTTGTGGGATTTCTCCTAATCTTTTCAAATGTTCTGCAATAAACCAAAATAACTCATATAAAGCTTCTTCTAATGTATTTATACAATCATCTGCTTTACTATCTAAGTCTGTATATAAGAACTCTAATGATATTCCACTTGGTGCTTGTCCTATTAGCTCAGTTCTATTTGTATTTACACCTCTACCAAATTCATATATTTTTTCTTCTAATAGCTTAAGAATAATCTGTCTAGCCTCGTATGGAAATGGTATTGTTTCAACTCCGATACTTCCTGTTGCATCATTGTTACGAATAATACCCATTATCTTTATTCTTTCAACTAACTCTGTTAAATCTTCTGCTCCATATCCATTTACTTTATATATAAATTCTTTTAAATCTTCTATTGTATTGATAAAGTTAGAATTTATTAAATCATATGCATCTATTAAGTTTTTAATAGGTTCCAGGTCTGTTTGCATTTCTTCATTATTTTTTATGATAATGTATGGAACTTTTCCCCAACTATGTTCTTCCGTTTTTACTAACTGTCCATTAAACATTGTTTGTGTAACCCAATGTGGCTCTGGATTTATTCTTGATACATCTAATAAGTATTCTTCCATTTGAGTTACTTCATTTTTATTTTCAATAAAATATTTTGTGTTTTCTGCTGTTACCCATTCTACATATATTTTCTTTTTTTCATTATCTATAATTTTATATGTATGTAACACATCTGTTAATATTTTTTGTGTTTTCGTATCATATATGGTGATTATTTCTTTCGGTTCTATTCTTGTATATTTAAAATTCCCTTGTTCATCATAATATGGAAACCACACCGCATAAACTTTATTTGACATATCTACTATTGTCTGTCGTAGAAAATTAGCAAATTTAGGTCCAAGAATATTCCAAAATTTATCAACAATTTTTTTATTTATTTTTTGTATTGCTCTTTTTTGTTCTCTATTTAATTCTTTATCAATTATCGGTTCGTATGTAATTGTTATTGGCTTTCCTGCTACAAAATCACGCTTTTGTTTTACTAATTTCCAATGATACCTATGTGCTACTTTTACTAATGACCTATTTGGAACTTCTATTGTCTTTTCTGTGTATTTTTTAATTCCATTTTCTGTTTTAAAATCTTTTATCGTATATTCATTTAACTTTTTGTAACAAATGTCGTGTTTCCCATTAAAATATCGTTCTCCAATTTCCATTTGTCTCTTTAATGGACTTATAGCATCATCTTTTAAAAACTGTTTTATTATTTCACTATCCATATTAGGTAATGAACTTTTTATTATTTCTGTTTGTGTCATTGTTTCCTCCTAACTCGCTAAATACAAATCATCGCTTCCATAACGCAAGCTATCTATTCTATGGTTATTTTTATCTTCTGGAATTTCTAACGGATTTCCATATTTATCAACTTTCCATCTATATAATCCTAATTCTTCAATTAACCCTTTGCATTTAGGGTCTACTATTATTTCATATCCTTGTAACCATTTAATGCCATGTAATATGCTATCAGGACCTTTTGTAGCTGGAATTGCATTTATTTTATATTTATTTAGTTCTGCTATAGATTTTGGTTCTGCACTATCACATTTTACTAATGCATATAGTGGCATTCTTGTTCTTATTGCATTTGCTAATTGTTCATTATCTAATTCACAAGCACTAAATTCATCAAATACATATATTTTTTTACGTTTAGTATTAACACTAAACTGTAAAAAACAAGAGGGATCTGAACTATATCCAAAGTCCAAACCTCTCCTTATTAATTCAAATGTATTTTTATATTGTTCTGTATCTTCAATTCGCCAATTTTTGAATATTAATCCTAATGCAATACCAGGCATTCCTAAACCTGCTGTCTTATATCTTTCATAATCATCTTTACGCATTTTTTCATATATAGCATAATCTTTTATGTCTAAGAACTCATTAAGTTTATAATTAGTTATCATTAATAGCTGACTTGTCTTTTCTTTTACTTGCTTACCTAAGTATTCAAATTCTTGTTCTTCTTCAATTATTAACTCTTGTTTTCCTGTTTCACTTAGTATCTCTTCATTTGGAGTTAATCTTTGAGTTAGCTTTTTAACAATAAAATGTTGATTACTCCAAGGATTGAAACTTGCTACAGTTTGTCTGAAATATCCATTAGGTAACAATCCTCTTGAACACATTCTTGTATTATTATATGTTTCTTCTTTTACTATTTCAAAAGCTTCTTCAAACCATTCAAAGCATAAAACTAAGTTAGGGTCATCAATTGTAATAGAAGCTATCTTTTGCCAATCATCTAAACCGCGAAAGAATATCTTTTGTCCTGTTTTTTTATTTGTAGCTTCTAGTGGGCTTAATTTAAAATCCCATTCTTTATCTAATCTTAACTTTTTGCAAGCCCACTTCAAATCAGCATACACACTATCTTTTAATGTGGTCGCTGTATCTCTTGTAGCTAATAGACAAGCTCTTGGATATTTCTTAAGTAAGTACATCCATCTTAAGGCAATAGTTTTAGATTTCTTGCTACCTTTTGAACCCATTAGGATTACTTCATCACCTTTAAAATTCCAAAATGTAGCATATCCCTTTCCTATTTGTTCTTGTATACTTATTCTTTCTTTATTCATTTACATCATCTACTAATTCAACTGTATATCCACCAGTTATTTCTGATTTTTCTATTGGCTTATATCCAGCTCTATCTAGCACATCTTTTATTGCTTGGATTTTTACATTTTCATTTTTACTTTTTAAAAGTTTTCTTAATTCTTGCTGTGCTTCTATAGCTAGTGAACCAAAGTTTTCTTTCATTTGTCTTTGTATTTCTTCTTTAAATTCTTTATCTTTTTTCCACTTACAAATAGTCTTTTCTGTAAT